TTCTTCTTGTCTTCGTCTTTCTCCCAAACATTATTATCTTTGACATACATTACTTCACGTTTCAAATCGCTGCAATGAATAGGGCGTTTATAAACATCCAATTCTCTCAAACCTCTTAAGAATATATCACTTACACCCTTAACATACCCAACATTACCTGTGTTTTCTAAATCTGCTAGATTAAGCTGCAATGAATTCACGAAGTCCATAATATCTAGCGCGTCTTTGCATTGCTCGTTCAAGAAGAAGTTCATATTGAATTTCTGGTTGTTATTGATGGTGTTGTTGTTATTATTGACAGTCATTGACTTCTCCTTCGCCAATTCCATTATCTTATTGTTCTGTTCCACCAATAAGGTTTTAAACTCGTTGTTCTGTTTGATCAATTCATAAATAACATTTACATTCATCAAATTCTCGGGAGCCAACAACGCATCGGTGGCTGGAAGGGGGTATGCCTGGTCCGATTCTTTGATTGGCAGACAACTTTTATTATGATACCATAAACCATTACGATTCTTGTATGTCTTATCACAGTTTTTACACTGATATTTTGCAGAATTATCGGTCACATTTATGTGAACATCGTTCAAAGCGTTCAAAGTATGCCTCTTTGACTGTTTGTGTGTATCCATACTACTTTTACGTGACGTAGTATAGTCACAAAATTTGCAATTGTAATGGATTTTTTCACACGATAATTTAGAATTCTGCAAATTCTGCACGAGCGTTCGCATAATATTGAACCAGACAATATTCCTAAACCCTTTTCAAAAAAAATATAATTTTCAGTTATGCTCACAAACTGTTTTTTCAAAAATGAAATTTAGAGCATTATGGTGACAAACGAAAAATCAAGAAAAAGTACCCCAAGGATCCAATTGCCATGACCGATTTTGGACATTTATTTTTGTCCAAAAAGCAAAAACGGAATGACTTTTTGGACCGAAAAAATCACTATTTTTGAAGTGATACCATAAATCACTGTTTTTCAATTAAAACTTCTTTTGCCACATTGGTTATCACCTTATTAAAAAGAATATCGTCTTCTTCTGCGTCAAAACCGCCTGTACATTTATTAACAATAGTCATATATTGATTATGTTTTTTTGTTTTAATATCTCTTGCGTCCGGATTTTTGTCCATCCATTCATGAATTTGTTTGAAATTCCGTCCGGCAATATAATGGATCGCCTTTTTCATTTTCTTCTTATCTTCATCTTTTTCCCAGACATCATTGTCTTTTACATACATTACTTCTCGTTTAAGATCGCTGCAATGAATAGGTCGTTTATAAACATCCAATTCCCTTAGACCTCTTAAGAATATATCACTTACACCTTTCACATACCCAACATTCCCTGTATGTTCTAAATCTGATAGATTGAGCTGCAATGAATTAACGAAGTCCATAATATCCAATGCATCCTTACATTGCTCGTTCAAGAAGAAGTTCATATTGAATTTCTGGTTATTATTTGTTGTATTATTCACTGTTATGGATTTTTCTTTACATAATTCAATCACTTGTTTCTGAAGTTCAATATTTTGGGTCAATAAATTCATAATAAGTTCTTCATATTTCTTAGGGTTGTTGTTTGAGTCAACAGATTCTTCAGTATTAGGTTCTTTTACTGGTTTGCATTTTTGCTTGTGTTTCCATAAGCCAGAATTTGTGCTGTATATTTTTTTGCACTCGCAAATGTACGTAGGTTTAGGTTTTTGGATACTTTGTACCTTATCCATTATTTCCAAACCATTTCCATTGTGACTAAGTGAATGTTTAACGGTTGTCAAATGACGAACATATAGAGATTTTTTACAGCATCGGAAGTCACAACTTACACAAGTGAATCTATGGGTACTTTTGGCACCACCGGATCCTTCCATCATTGCCATATATTGGAAATAGAAAAAGTTCCTAAACCCTTTTCCCAAAAAATATAATTTTCAGTTATGCTCACAAGCTGTTTTTTCAAAAATGAAATTTAGAGCATTATGGTCACGAACGCATTTTCAGAAAAACGGCTTTTAAAACTCCAACTCCAAAGGCCGATTTTGGACATTTATTTTTGTCCAAAAAGCAAAATCCTTTCGACTTTTTGGACCGAAAAAACTTGAATATTTTGATGTTTTCAGAGGATTTTCGGGTGTTTTACACCATATATCAGTTGGTTTCCAAGATATGTTGACAATCTAGATGGCATCATTATGGTGACAATTGGATTCCAGATCTTGTGGCCCGACCTCGGGATCATCTGTTTCCAAATATGCGTCCGAAATTGGCTGATGATATTTGGTCATATATGCATAATACACTCGCATCAAAAGCGAAATGACATCAAGGGCCACGTTGGGGGAATAGTTGATCATAAGGCGTATTTCTTTGCGGCAATTGAATAATAAAGGGCGAGAGAAGTGGTAGATAACATAATCACTTTTTCGGAGACATTATAGGAATTTGCATTTTTATTTATATAATTAGCATAGAGTTCAGGAATATAACACACTAGGTACAAAATCGTGGCGCCATACATCAAATAATATTAGGACATTGTAGTATTTACCTTGAAATAGTTTTTGAAAATGATTATAAGTATTATTTTCAAAATGATTTAGGATTATAAAACCTAGAATATATTATAATGAGTTTGCCTTTTACAATAAGTGGTACAGACGCATCATATAATACTGGTGGAACGGATCAATTCCCAAGTATTTTAGGTAGTAATGTTATTTATATTACTGCTGGAACTGAAGCTACACTAAAAACTACAACTAATATTACAATAACAAGTGTATACTTGGTTGGAGGTGGCGGTGGAGGACCAGCTAATGCAGGTGTAGCTGGTTTAGGAGGAGAAGTGGTTCAAAACACTAATTTAAATATAAAAGGAGATTATTCTTATAATTTTAATGTTGGTGGAGGAGGCGGAGCAGGTCAATCTGGAAGTGAAACAACTTTTTCTGGAACTGGTATTACTAATACTAGTGCAGAAGGAGGAAAAAGTTTATATTCAAATAATCCAACTGAAGGAACCTTACTATTTAATGGTTTATATTATGGTGGTTCTGGAGGAAACTCGTCTGGCACTCCAGTAGGAGGCGGTGGAGGATGCGGCGGAAATGCACAAACTAACAACAGTGGTCCATTATCAGGACAAAATGGTGGAGGAATAGACAAAAAAGGATTAACTGGTGGAGCTGGTGGTAAAGCTAATTACGGGGCAGATGGAAATCCTGGACAAAATAGTGCTTACGGCGGAGGAGGCGGCGGAGGAGGCGGCACAAACGGTGGTGGTGATATGGTAGGTCAAGCATTTAATGGAGGTAATGGTGGTTCAGGAATTACAGATAGTAACTATGGGGGTGGTGGTGGAGGAACTTTTGGAGACATGACGAATATTTTTGTTCCGTATGGTGGGGCCGGTGGTGGTGGAAATGGTGGTCAAAACACAGGAGGTGGTGGTGGAGGTTGTGGAATTATGGGCAATGGTACTTTAGCAAGTGGCGGAGCAGGCGGTTCCGGTATAATTATAATTTTATATACAGAACCATTAACACCAACAGGATACGAAACTAGTGAATCTGGATATTCAAATACGGACTTATTAAATATATTCCAATCAGGAACAAGCGATATAGAAACAGGATACAAATTATCAACCGGTTATGATATAGGAACCATTTTTAATCCATACACCACAGGTATACAGGCAAATGCAACTGGGTATAATGTTACAAATAATTATAATACTTTTACACAAAAAACATTCGCCTCCAAGAATAACACATATGTAACATCATCTGGAGATGGAATAAAACTTGCAGCTTGTACAAATTCTGAATCTAGTTATTATGGTTACATTTATATTTCCAATGATTCTGGTCAAAATTGGACACAGTTGTCAAATCAATCTGATGATTGGAGGTCAATATCATCATCATCAGATGGAAGTGTGATTGCTGCAGTTCCATTTGGAGGTTATATTTGTTTCTCAACAGATTCTGGAAATACATGGAATAATATTGAAAACGCTACAACTATTAATTTTTTAAGTTCAATTACAGTATCTGCAGATGGGAGTAAATTGGCAGTTTGTTGCCCTAGAGTAGGTGCAGGTGAAACGCCTTATATATATACATCAGAAAGTCCTTTTACTACTTTGGACCAAACTAATTCAACAAGTCAAAATTGGTCATCCATTACAAATTGGAATAACTGCAGTGGCTTAGCTGGTTGTGTTGGTTTAGATGGTTATGATGGTAATATTTATATATCACAAGATTTTGGAACAACCTGGTCTGATCCATTAGCAAGTACTCAAAATTGGTCTGGAATAAGCGCATCATCATCGGGATCAGTATTAGCTGCTTGCGTTGATGGGGGGTTTATTTATATTTCAGATTCTACAGGAGCAACTTGGACTCAAGTAGCAAGTAGTAATGCCTGGAAAACAATCAAGGTTTCTGCGGATGGTAATAGAATAGCAGCTGGATTTAGTACTGGATATATTTATTATTCAAACCCACCTTTTAATGTATGGAGTCAAGTAGCACCTAGTCTTAATTGGATGTCAATATCAATGTCATCAACTGGTAGTCAAATTATAGCCAGTGCAGAAGTAAACTATATTTATACATCACAATATTTTACGAAAGACCTATCACAACTTTTCGCACCAACTACAACTTTAGGAATTATAATAACAACTAGTAATGGAGGAGAATATTCTCAAAATCTTATTAATGGTTATAATGTAGTTATTTTAGATAGTCCAGGAGGAAATTATACAATAACAGTGAATTCTAGTATAACAGTCTACCAATTATTTTTGGTTGGTCCTGGAGCAAGTGCTACGGATGCAAGTGGTGCTGCAAGTGGTAGAGGAGGAAATGGTGGTGAAATTAAACAATACCCATTATCAGGGTCAGTTGGGTTTCAACAGGGTTCAACAATAAATATTACAGTAGGTTCAGATAGTAATAATACAACTTCAAATTCTAGCATTGCAGGATTTAGTATGACATCAACTGTAGGAGGAGGTGCCGGAGCAGGAGTTGCAGGAACTAATAATACCTATAATAATACAATTTATGGAGGTGGAGGAGGAAATGGAAATGGAAGCGGAGGATCTGGTGGAGGAGGTGGAGGTGGAGGTGCCCTAACAATAAGTGGAGGAGTTGGTGGTGGTGGTAGTGGTGGTGCCGGAGGTACATCCTCAAATACTAACGCAGGAAGTAGTAGTAATGGAGGAGGGGGAGGTTTTGGTGGGGAATTCATTGGTAGCCGTCCCATTCATGGTGGTGATGGTGGTGATGGTGGTGCCAATGGTGGTGGTACTGGTGGTATTGGTATCTCAGTAAGTAGTTCGGGTACTACTGTTAATGGGGGAGGTGGTGGAGGTGGAGGCGGTGGTGCAGGTACTGGAGGAGGAGGAGGAGGAGGAGGAGCAGGAGGAGGGTCTAACCCTGGATTAGGAGGAACTGGTGGAAGAGGAGGTTCTGGATGTGCTATTTTTGTTTATACATTATCTTCAACTCCAACACCAACACCAATACCAAATACACCAATGCCGCCATTTACTTTTACTTCTGGAACAAATTATACTTTAGGTACAATAGTTTATATTGATGTTACATACAATATAATAAATTTTAAAACAGATAATTTTGATTTTATGAATAATGTTCCTATTGATATTTATCAATTATGGATGGTTGGTACAGGAGGTGATGGTTATAATAAAACCCCTAATATAAATGATGTTGTATATGGTGGTAATGGTGGAGAAATAATTTGTTGGGGTTCTAATACTACTCCAGGCATTATTGATACTTTATCAGAGGGAACTACTTTTAATTTTGTAGTTAACAAAGGAACAACTACTTGCAATTTTAATACTTCAAGTTATAGTGCACAAACAGGGACAGGGACTGGTACTGCTGGTATTGGAGGAAGGTCTTATTATTCAACTCAAGGAGTTGAACCAACGGATGGTATCAAAAATATGTATACCGGTTATTATTATGGTGGAGGTGGAGGTGCTTCTGGTACGAATTATTATCCAGGAGGACAAAATGGTTCAAAAGGTGGCGGTGGAGGTGGCGGCTCTATAAATAGTTCTGGAAATGGTGGTTATGGAGGAGGAGTTTTGCCTGGTAGTAGTGGTGGAGCTGGGGGTACTAGCACTTCAAAAAATGGTGAAACTAGTCAGTATGGTGGTGGCGGAGGCGGAGTTTCTAGTAATACTAGTAGTTATCCAAATGGTATTGGTGGAGATGGTGGAGATGGTGGAGGAATTGGAGGAGGACAACAATTTCTAGGTTTTACAGGAGGTGGTGGTGGAGGAGGAGGTTATTTTGGTGGAGGAGGAGGTGCAGGTGGAAATAATTTTAATTCTGACCCAGGTACTGGAGGTACAGGTACCATTATTTTAATATTTAAATATTAACCCTATATCAGAATTCATTCAAACATACAACGACTGTGTAGTAGCCACAAATTTCAGTGTGAGTCCGCTAATTTCCCGAAGCCTACTCAAAAATTCCATATTTCCAATGCTTTCAGCAATTTTCTCCATTTCTCCAGAAATATTATTGATTTTCAAGACCGCCTTAACGAATTCACCCAAGAAGATTCCTTTTTCCAATTCCAGCTGCTGTAACATATATTTACATTCTTCTACAGATCCCGCATCACACCACTGACCCATATATTCCAGCAGATCATAATGTAGTTCATAGTCCACACCAGTTGTAATTTGTGCCTCTGTTTCAAAGTGTTGGCATTTCTCAAATTCATCTTTCACTTTAATGACCAAGTCTTTCACCAAATTATCAGCACATTTCGGCCTATGTGCCTTAAAATCATCGCCAACAGTTATATTGGTAAAACAACTGAACAACGCAACTAGTTGTCTACTAGAAAGCCTATCTAGAAGACCTTCGTGGATCAGTTTCCCAAAAACAAGGCAATGCACCTCCTTCAAGTGCGTAGATATAAAGCCAAGAGGTGTCAAAATATAGCCCCCTACATCCTCGGGATCTAATTTTTTAATATAACTCGAACCAACTAGGTAGCCAAGAATTATCTGAATATTGTTATTGAGAACTAGTTCTAAGTCATAATATTCTTTTTTAACACGTGAAATGTCAGCAAGAACTCCGTTGTATTTGATGAGCTGTTGTTTATCAGATTCAATAAATTTATAAGTGTCCTTCAATTCTTGTATTTCTCTCAGCATTTCTTTTTTCTTTTTATTTGGCGCCATAGATAATCCAGATTCAAGTTGCAACAATCTTTCAACATCGGATCTACAACTTCGCATAGTTGTTTTTATACTGGTATCAAGCTTCTCTAGACGTTCTTCCAATTCAGCAAGTTCCCTATAGAGCCCACCTTTTTTCGTCAAAATATCGTCTTGGATCATACTATTTTCACAGAACTTCAAGTAATCTGTTGATCCAATATCAATGAGATTGAGAATCAAGTTATAGGAGATCTTGAACTTTGATACAAGTGTTTGTGGAGTTCCGCGCATCATATTTTTATAAGATTGCAGTTCTGTGTCTCCGAACAAATTATTGAGATGTATTACTGTTCCGACTTTATCGTGACCACGCCGTCCTGCACGTCCAGCCATTTGCGTGTATTCGTGAGACCATAATATGCGTTGACCAGTTCCGTCAAATTTCGTCGCACTTGTGAACAATACGGTCTTAATGGGAAAATTGACTCCGAGGGCGAATGTTTCCGTGCAAAAGAGGACCTTCACATAACCTTTTGATAAGAAAAGCTCAACAATCTCGCGAAAAACACTGATCATACCTGCGTGGTGAATGGCGATGCCTTTCTCCAAAAGACACACTAGTTCCGAAAACTCAGGCAGTTCCAAGTACTCCTTGTAATTGGGTAGCTTACGCAAAATGGTCTCGGCTTCCCGCCTGGCAATATAAGGCACTTTACTATCATCCTCTAATAAGACCACAGTGACTTCTTTCGCACATTGTTCCAGTTGCTTTCTGCTCAAGACGAAACAAATGGCTGGTAAAAGACCGTTGTCCACTAAATGTTTGCAAACATTATTGATCACGTGCTGCCTTTTCACCCATACTTGTTTGTCCGAGAACAGCTTCAACATCTTCTTCATTTTATGATAAGCAACATCGTTAAAAGTCCCTTTCTCATTTTGCAACAAAGTCAAACAGTTGGTGGAGTCTTTGATGTCTTTGCATAGTGCTTCGTCTTTCTTAACAGCCTTGAAAATACCTTGGTTTACAGTGATAAATGAATAATGCTGCAACGGGACCTCGCGATGACTCGTACTTGCAATATACACCTGCTTACCATATTTGCAGTCAGAATCGCGACCTTCAATCCAGGATGCGACCTTATGCGGGGCGTCCAAAGTGGCCGACAACATCAGAATCTGAATATGCAGTGGGAGCATCATAATAGAGTTCTCCCATATTGAACCGCGATCTGGGTCATTAATATAATGGAATTCGTCAAAAACTACGCATCCAAGTTCGTTGTCAAAGTCCATATCAAATGAGAGCAATGAAGATGCGCTGTTCATCCCGTTTGACACAGTGTCCCCATTTGTATTATTGGCCTTATGTTTCTTCAAGAAAAGCACATTATGGAGGATTTCAGTTGTCACAATCAATAACGATGCTTCTTGGTTGACACGAATATCACCGGTCACGATTCCAACACTAATATGAGGATAACGTTGTGTAAAATCATAAAACTTCTGATTACTGAGAGCCTTGATAGGGCTGCAATAGATGATCTTTTTTCCCATCTTAAAAAAATGCTCGGCAGCGAATTCAAACGGGGTTGATTTTCCTGAGCCAGTGTGTGCAGTAACAAGGACGTGATCTCCAGAAACCAGACCTTGAATGGCATATTTTTGGAAGGGACTTAATGGATAAGGGAACATATTAAAATGACTTTGATATGTTTCTTCATTGGATACAGGATATGTTAAAGGACAGTGGAATACCATAATGTTATATGAATATAACAAATTGTTTCTATATCTATTTTTGATTTTAATGTTTCTTGTAACTATGTCTTCTTTTTCTAGAATGCCTCTTATTGTTTTTGGTCTTTTTATGAGCCTTTGATTTTTTGTGGGGTTTGCGTTTTGATTTTATTGTTTTCTTTTTACCTCCAAGGTATCCGCTTTGAAGAGCAGCAGCCGCAACAACAGCACCAGCTGCTATAAGAAAACAATTACTTGTAGCTAAATCACATACTTTTGTAAACATTTTCCCGTTATCGTCCCCCCTCACATTATCAATTGACCATTTTCCCCAACCAGCTTCATTAGCCATATCTTTTATTGCCTTTTCCTTTTCTTGAGTTGTAGACCACAATTCATTGTCAATAATATAGGGATAAGTTATTCCATCTACTCTTACAGAGTTGATAGTATTTGCTCTAGTTATCATTTTATCTTTTCCGTACTTTCCTTTAATAGACTCCCTAAACTTTGTGATAGTCATTTCTAGTTGTTTTGGTGTAAAATTACCACTTCTAGAAAGAAGCATTTTTGATGCATATGGACTTTTCAATAAATTCCCAAGTGTTTCGTCAGGGTCCCAATTAGTATTTCCACTTATTGATCTTGCTAATTTACCATCACCCTCATCAGCCTCATCAGCCCAAGATACATCAAGTTCACGCTTTTTGCCTATTGTACCACTAATATCAGATTTTAGTGAAGATTTCATTTATATACTATAAACACAAAAATTAATAAGGCACTTTATCTTCTTTTTCATCCCATTGTCTAAACGCAACAGCTGCATCTTCAGACCTGATTTGAGTCATTTTGACTTTTCTCTCTTCCTTTGGTTTTGCAAACTCATCATAAATGAACTTATCATCAAAACCAATAGCAGCAGCATCTTCTGCAGTATTCCCATAATAAATCGCGTCAATATGAGCCCAATAAATTGCAGATAAACACATTGGACAAGGTTCACAACTTGTATACAAAACACATTCAGATAAATCAATCTTATCTAAAAAATGACAAGCGTGGCTAATCGCCATAATTTCAGCGTGTAACGATGGATCATTTCTGAGCGTTACCATATTATGGGCTTCTCCAACTATCTCACCAGTTGACTTTTGCACAATAACGCATCCAAAAGGACCAGCACCCTTTTGGATTCCGAGCTCTGCTAACTTAAAAGCTCTTTTCATAAAGTTGTCGTGATCCAAAACAATTTCAGACATATTATAACTTAGATATTTCTTTAATGTTTAAATCAAAATATTAAAAATCAATGATTATTGCTAATAAATACAAACTCTTGAAACCGATTGGAGAAGGAGCTTTTGGACAAATTTATGAAGCTGAAAATATTAGAAATAGAGAAAAGATCGCGATAAAATCTGAGCCAATAGAGTCTGAGTTCAAGATGTTGAAACGCGAGACGAAGGTCTATCAAGAGCTGGATAATTGTACAGGGTTCCCACAAGTGAAATGGTTTGGTATTCACCAAAATAGTTATTTTATGGCATTGACCTTGCTAGGACCTTCTTTAAAAGACTTCAAGAAATCTCTACCTACACCCCAAGGGATTCCAAGTTCAAATCCTTTTTCTCTCTTCAACATCAAATCACTAAGTAAAAAAATGGTAGAAAGATTAGAATTTATTCATTCAAAAGGGATTCTACATAGAGACATTAAACCTGACAATTTTTTATTGAAGGATGACGAGCTTTATTTGATAGATTTTGGATTATGCAAAAAATGGAAGACCAATGAAGGATCACATATTAAAGAACGTAAAGAGAGAACTCCATTAGGTACATCTAATTATATTAGTGTCAATGTTCATCAGGGAATAGAGCCATCCAGACGCGATGATTTGGAGTCGGTTGGTTATATTATCTTGTTCTTACTATTGAAGAGCATGGAATTACCTTGGTCTAACTGCCAAAATCATCAGGAAATAGCAGAAGAAAAAATAAATCTTTTACAAAAAAATATACCAGAATTTTTGAAGAATTATTTGTGTTATTGCAGAAGTCTCGGATTTTATGAACGACCGAACTATGAATACTTGAAAAATCTTTTTATAAATTAGTAAATGTGAAATCTCATATTTTTCTAGACCATTTTTCTTCAAACCTTTTATATTTTTCATTCATATGATCAGCGAATCTGGCAAACTGTTGATGGTTATCAAAAACCAGTTTTTCAAACATTTTGATTTGTTTATAATATAAAATCCGGTGTAAAATATAATCCAAAATAATCATTACAATTACTGTATTAAAGAAGATAGATATAATTATTTGAATGGTAGTTTCAGTATGTGATGAATTCATTTTTGGACGGATAGAGTAATTATGAAATAATTAGCACCACAAATTTCAATTTTTTTATATATACAATGTTTATAGTATGTCAAAGACCAAACACTACAAAAATAATAAAAAGATTAATAAAACAACAAAGAAAAGAACAAATAAAAGGAAAATCAAAAAATCAAAGAAAACAAAAAACAACAAAGCTAAAGGTTCAACTTATTATTTTGATTCAAAAATGAGTTTTTTTGATCAAAGCAAAGAAGACAAGTTGAGAGAATTGCAATATAAAATGCACAAGTTAGAAAGTGAAATAACTAAAATTCAAGAAGATTTGCGTAATAAAATGGAATTTGAAAAACAATTTGAAGATTCGGTATTATTTGATTCTTCTGAAATGGAAAAAAATAAAAAGGATATAAAATTTTTAGAAAAAGAATATAAAGAAAAAGTTAGAAAACTAAACTCTCTTATTAGAGCTTATCCACTTTACAATAATCTCTAAATAAATATCAATGCAAAAAAATTGAAATAATTTTTGATATTTTTGCAAGATTTACATTAGTACAAGAACAGAATGGGATCAGCAAATTGTTGTGTTAAAAATCAAAATGAGAAGAAGTCATCTCTAGACGAGAGAAGTTATATTTATAAGGGCGTTCATTTGAAAGCAGCATATCCTCATTTAGATCCATATTTAGAAACAATTATGAATGCGCCAAAATTCAGGTTTTGGATAAACAACTTTGACTTTGATGCAATGGAGTTCAGAGAATTCACTATTACGGATGTGGATTTCTTTGGACCACCACAGCCAGATCGTCTTGGATTTTACAAGGGATTTGGAACAGTTATAAATAAGAAAACCAATGATCGTCTTCCTGCAATAGCCTTTAATCGTGGTGAGTGTGTTGCTTGCCTCATAATAGCCACTGTAAAAGAAACTGGTAAACAATTTGTTATACTTTGTGAGCAGTTAAGGTTTGCTGGTGGTCGGCATATGATAGAGATCCCAGCGGGGATGAAGGATGCAAGGACGCATAGTTTGAAGGGTCCAGTTTTAGATGAGATCAGAGAAGAGACTGGGATCATTGTGAATGAAGATGATCCAAAACTTGTGAAACTCGGTTCAAAGATTTATCCATCACCTGGAGGATGTGATGAAGCAATAGACTTATGGCTTTATGAGACAGAAATAAGCAATGAAAACTTGAAAGAGATGGAGACCAAGACCTTTGGGACAGGTGAATATGAAAGAATTAAGATCAAACTTGTTGAGACGAAGAATTTTGATGAATTATTGGATACAATCGGTGATGTCAAGGCGGAATGCGCTTGGAGGCGATATAAAAATTTGATTGCACAGCGTTTAAATAAAGAAATTTGTTAGAAACAAGAAACAAGAAACAATAAAAGCTATAGTAAAAGTAAAAAATAATAAAAGTACAATATATGGATTTTACAAATATTTTTTGGTTTATTATTGGAACTATTGCTAGTGCAGTTCCTGCTCCATTTGTAAAATACTATTTGAAAACAGATAATAGTATATGGTTAATTCTAGCATCAATTTCTTATTTGGTTTTAATATTTGTATACACAGTTTTATTAAAAAGTAAAGATAAGAATCTTACTGTAATTTATTCTATATTGAAAGTTTCTGCAATATTGGTAACAGTATGTTTTGATATTTTTGCATTTAATAACAAATTTAATACAAGATCTATTATTGGAATAATTCTTGCAGTTGTTTCGGTTATTTTGCTCTCTATGAAAGAGTGAAGGTGATAATATATGTTTTAAGAAGCAAAAGAATATAAAGATAAGCCACAATAATAGATCATAAAGTGAATATGGCAACTACTACTACTAGCGAAACACCTTCCCTCGTTACATCACAGGATCGTCTGACTGGACGTGTCAAGTGGTTTAACAATCAAGCCGGTTTTGGTTTTATTACGGTCACCGATGGACCTCGTTCAGGATCTGACATTTTTGTACACCACAGTGGTGTAAAGGTCGGATCAGAGCAGTACAAGTATCTCGTTCAAGGGGAATACGTTCAGTTTGGTCTCACTGAGACCAATGGTGGTCAGCACCAGTTTCAGGCGAGTGATGTGAGTGGAATCAATAATGGCAAGCTTATGTGTGAGACTCGCCGTGAGTTCAAGCAGACTCGCACCAGTTACAAGAGCGAGGAAGGAGATGATGTTGAAGATGATCAACCAGTGAGAGCTCCTCGTTCTACAAAGCCTCCTGCTCTTGAACGCACTCAGTCATCAAGTGGACCTGTGAGAAAGCCTCGTGGACCTCCCAGAAGTGCTTCAAGTCAAGATGCTGGTGAGAAGAAAGAGTGGACTCTTGTTGATAACAAGACACAGTCCAAGTCCAAGCCTGGAAGAAAGCCTCGTGCTCCTAAGGACACCGCATAAAATCCACCTTATCCACCTTTAGAAAAGGTGGAGCCAAATAAACCCGAGTTAAGTGAGGTGAGACTTAGTGGAGCCAAATAAACCCGAGTTAAGTGAGGTGAGACTTAGTGGAGCCAAATAAACCCGAGTTAAGTGAGGTGAGACTTAGTG